CTTCAGGACCCGCCTCTCCAATCATCGCCATAGTAGGCTTCCTTACAATCCCGCCATGTTGTAACTGAGGCATAGGACCCGTTGGATTGTTATACCATGCTTGAAGTTTAGCAATTCCCGTCGCTACCTTACCCGTCAATCCATGTAACCCCTGAACTGCCATAACAGTTTTGGCAACTGCTTGATTCATTTCTTCAGTTGTCGCCTCTACCTTATATTGTAGATTTTCAAATACAGCACCAAGAGTTTCTGCCGCCTCCTGAACCGCAGGCTTCCCTGCTTCGACGCCCTCGGCGTATTTCTGGGAGAAGGCTTCTCCCGCTTCGTATCCATCCTCCTCAGCAAATCCCATCATGGCATCATCCATCTCAGTCAGCATCTCATCAATCGCAACCTGCGGTGCTTCACTTTCATCGACACCTTTTGCTAATTGATCCGCAAGAAAAGTACCAGATGTCTTCATTGCCTCAATTGCAGTATTAGTCTTTTCAGCTGTTTCTTCAGCCGCATCACCAGCCTCTGTATGGGCAGCCGCTCTATCTCGTTCGAGTATAGCGGTCTCTTCCAGTGCGGTATTCATCCATCCCAGTACTGATATATATTCTTTTCCCTGATATACTCCATCGGCTAAAGAATCCTGCAAACCCTGGATGGAATTGTCAAGCCATGTCAATCCTGCAGCCATCCCCTCAAATGCTTTTCCTATAATAGGAATCTTTGCTAATCCTGATACCATCCATTCGATGCCCTTAACTATTATTTGTATGCTCTCCAATGCCATCGATGCAACCGCTCTCCAAACTTCGGAATTAACCTGTTTATACTTTTCCCAAAGGTTCATCATACCTGTAATCAACCAATCGGTTGAATACATAATAAAATTACCAAACTCCCTGAAAACGGTTTGAACATCTTTTAATTTTAACATTATCTTTCCCAGAGTTGAATCGGAACTTATTCCCATTTTGGTCATGGCTTTATCCCAATCCACCCATAGGATTATTGCAGCCGCCGCAACAGCTTCTAATAAAATTATAAACGGTCCGAGTGACAAATGGAGTTTCAAAAATCCAAGGGCTAGTTTCGCCAATCCTACTGTTAATGATTTTACCGCTCCAAGTGCATAGCCCATTCCCATAGTCATAAAACCCAATCCCATTAGGAGTGGTCCGAGGGATGCGACAACCGCTGCGATAATCGTTCCAAGTCGTAACATGGCAGGATCAGTTTCAGCCAGCTTGCTGATCAATCCTGTAAGCTTTTCGGCCATTTCCGTAAGATATTCTAGGAACCCGCTTTCAGCTATTGCGATAGCCGCTCCCTCGATTGCAGATTTCAGCTTAAGCATCTGTCCATTAAATCCCTTCATATTAGCTTCTGCAATCTCTTTTGCTGTTCCCCCTGCGTTCTTTAATTTATCTTCCAATTCAACCAATGCTTCGGATCCCTGTTGAACTAATGCCATCATTCCAGGCCCTGCTCGCTGCCCAAAGATCTGCATTATCTCAGATGCGGTAGTTCCCCTTTCTTGCAGCTCCTTTACAATTCCAGTAAAATCCTTGACATTACCTTGAGAATCGTAAAAGTTTAATCCCAGTTTTTGTATTAACTGCCCGGTACTATTTAATGCTTCACCCATAGGAGTTACTGCTTGCGTAATTCTTACGAGCGACCCGCGTAATACAGTTCCTGCCATCGATCCCTGGATGCCAGCATTTCCTAATAATCCAATAGCCGCAGCCGTGTTAGTAAATTCGACTCCCATTCCTGCCGCAACCGGTCCAACATACTTAAACGATTCTCCGAGCATCTCAAGGTTTGTGTTTGTACTTGTAAATGTCTTTGCTAATACGTCATTAACAGGCCCTAACTGCTCCGCATCGAATCTATATCCCGTCAACACATTTGAGGCGATATCCGCAGCACGCGCCAAATCCAAATTACCCGCTGCGGCGAGTTGCAACGTTCCGGGAAGTGCTTTTGTAATCTCGTTTACTTCAAACCCTGCCATCGCCAGGAATCCCATGGCACCGGAGGCTTGGGAGGCACTATATTGAGTCGTCCTCCCAAGTTCCTTTGCCTGATCTTTCAAAGCATCGAATTGCTGTCCGGTTGCTCCACTGATAGCTCCAACCCGGTTCATCGATGCTTCGAAGTCCCCTGCCATCTTTGCGATTCCAATACCGACCCCTACTATCGGAAGGGTTAGTTTGGTGGTCATCGCCTTTCCCGCAGAAGACATCGCTTTTCCCGCAGCTTTGGTTTTAGTCGTAAGCTTATCCATAGATGTTCCTACTTTTTGAAAGACGGCACTTGCCTTATCCTTCGCCAGCAGGACCATTTCTAATACTCTATCTGTTGCCATTTGAGAACTCCTTTGCTACAAGAAGCAAGAAGTAATATTGTTTAATTGTTAAGTCTTGTAAATTACTTGTGAAGCGGTATTGATACGTCAGTATCAATGCGGCCAATTCCTGTCCTTCCTTCGACTTCACGAAAGGTACGTACCTGCTGGGCCGCTTGAAGTTCCGCTTTTTTCATTCCGGACAGGACTTCAATCGCTTCTACTAATTTTTCAAAATCTTCCTCCGGTAATGTCATTTGTGAAACCTCTTTTGGCGTCCATCGTTCTTTCCCTTTTATACTCAATCCGCATGCGGCAACATAAAAGTTATAATCCTGCAGATTCTTAACTAAACTAATAGCGTCACCCTCTAGATGTGGATCAGACATTTGTGAAGCATTCCCAGTTGTTTTGATTCCCGCCGCCATCGATGCCTCAGCATGAGCCTTTTCCCCTAGAGTAAGGGGGCGTATTTCCAGTGTACCGCGTGATATTTCAACCACCGTAGTATGTTCCTGTCCTTGCAAAATTTCGGCCTTTGTGAGGAATATTTGTTGGTCGTCCATTCTTTCCACCTCCTTCTAATGTTTTATTATTTCATGCGTAATTGTAAACCGAACTGCATGTCGCTTTGATTATCGCATTTTGGGAAGTATCCCAAAGAGCCTCCAGCGAAAATTCCTGAGTCGATCTTTCACGTCCGCTAGTGGAAACCTTCCAATTGGTTGGAATGCACCGGAACAGATCAAACGTGACGGTTCCTAGTGCGCCACCATTTAAATAAAGCTGAACGGCCTTTTCTGTTACCCCATCTGCCGACGGTGCTAAAGCACCTCCCCAAAAATCCTCTAACTCGTTTGTATTTTCAAATACTAAAGTCATTTCAGCCGTCAATTCCATCTCGCCAGACCATATCCGCCGAGGGAACCTACTTCCTAAAGTGACAGCGCCTTCACCATCAGCATTGTTATTAATTGTCAACGTTAGGCTTTCAACTATCGCCGAAACATCGCTCAAGGTTCCGCCGTAATCAACCATCTTGGCTGTCATTTTGTGAAACGGTAATGGGTATCCCTGTGGAATTGTGATATTAGCAAGACTAAGAATTGTTTCTTTCTCGTCCTGTTGTCCAATCACATCTAAACTAACCATTGCATATTCCCGCTCTACAGAAAGAACCATCTGTTGGAATGCACAACCAACAAATGTGTGCATGAAATAATCCTTACCGAGCTTGAGTGTCGCCGATAACATCTCATTATCATTGGATGATGTTATGACATGCTCGAATGTGCCCTCATCGTATGTGGTAGTATAAGCCTCACTAGTTTGTGCTCCGGTCGCATATAATACTCCAGTGGCATAATCAATCGTTCCAGCTATTCCACTTGCTGCGTCCTGAACGATATTTCCGAATCCATCATCATGCGCCTCCTGTACCGATCCTGAATCTTCGATTATAATAGTTCCTGGAACTACAGGTGTGTTGGCAAGTGTTGCACTAATAATCCCACTAGCGTCAGATGGTGTCGCCTCATCACTTATAGTGCTGGTATTATCTGTGGTTGCTTTAGTTCCAAGCAACAACCATAAAATATACCAAAGCAATGGCGGATCAGCGACAAACTCAAGCGGGCCGCTTGGGACGTACATTCCTGGCGAATGGTCACGCTTGAATCGTTGCAATCCTCCAGGTTTAATTAACTCCGGGCCGTCTGGAACATCTAATCCGGCACTTGCCGTATCTACAAAAAACTTTGGATCCAATTTTGTACCATATTCCGCTTCCTTGGCTATTCCAAGGTACCTCAAAACTGTCATTAGAATACCTCCCGATATTGGAATCTAATTTCCATTTCCATGGCCGCACCGAACAGTTGCTCGGTCGGCAACTCTCTAACGTAATCACCATGCCATGCTACTCGTATTGTATCATTTACTACATGGCCTTGCTGTCTATCGGCTAAAAGAACTGAACTTGCTTGCAATACCAATTCCCTAGCTTGGTCAGCATCCTCTGTACTATATGAAGGAGCAACAACCATTACCGTAATTCTGAAGTGCCAGTATTCCATTCCACCTGCCGTGATGTCGTCAATAGGTGATGGATCCATAAAGACGTATAGATACGGTGGTTGCAATTCTCCGGATCTTATTTCTCGATTAAATACAATCCCATTGATACCTTCTATTGCCGCATCAATCAGCTTCTGTATTATTGCATCTTCGACTTCTTTAATTTTATCTTTTAACGCCATGCTACGCTCCTTGCGTTGGATCTTTTTGATTTACCATGTACCCTACTTCGATCCACCCCTGGAGAACACCCGTTTTGTTTCCCTCCATTGCTGTTATTTCCCAGCGTTTAACTTCGACATACTGCGCCAATCCATTTAGTGTTTGGTCTTTCATTAAGGCCATCTGAATATCCGACGCCATGTATCCTAAATTCCGATCCAATACATCCTCTTCTGCGTACCGATCATACCCAGCAAGTTCAATCAACATCCGATTGAACATAGCCGGGTAAATTTTAGATTCACAATCTTCAGCCACTACCATAAAGGTTATGGCGGGAAAGGCTGAGAAATGAGCGAACCCAGATGTCTTAGCACGCGTCACAATCAGCACATCCCTGAAGAATGCTAAACTACCTACCGTCCAATAATCCATATTACATTCTCCAAGTGGAAGAACTTCACCTGAGATTATTTCAACCATTATTCCTATATTATTTATATTTGCCAGATCTGGCACTCCGACAGCTGCATCATAAAGATTAGCGTATTTATTTATAAAGTTCCATCCATCTGTTCCATCATTCAAAACATCCCCAAGATCATCCCGATATACATTATATATAGCAATATTAGCAAGATCATCTGCAAGAAAAAGACGTATTGCTGTAGTAATCCATGGAGGATGAAATTTCAACTTATTATAAATATAAACCCACATATCAAGAACCTTATCCGTAAAGTCGTATGTCGAATATAATGGACGATACCACGTAGCAAGTTGCTTATTCTGCTTAATGCCCAACTGTATTGCCGCCGTTCCTTCCACTTTATTACTAGTATCCAAAACAGGATTCCATCCTTTTGCGTTATTTTCCACTACCCACCCATTCAAATCATCGCAGGTATCCAATACCAATCCTGTATTTATTCCTTCCAGAATTGTTTGTATTCTTTGCAGAATCTGCTCTCTTCTTGGCTCGACCATCATTTCATCTCCTTACTAATTTGTGCCATTGCCTCATTATAAAATTTATTCTTGAAGCTTCTCCATTCTTTCCGCATTCCCATTCTGGAAGGAATGCCACGTTTGGAATCTCCATACTCGTGGGTTGGTGCATAATCACTTACCGCCGATCCCCCACTTTTCTTATTACGATAAAAAACTGCTACCTGTATATCGCCACGGGATATTATCTTTACATCGTGGTCGATAGAGCTGTATAGATTACTACTAATTCTACGTAATTTATCCTTATACGGACTTGGCCCTTTTCCAGGAGGAGCATTTAGATGCTTATCTTGCATCAATGTCCTAAAATCCAACGCAAGGGAATTCCATGCAACGACAATCCCGTCTTTTATTTCTTTTGGAGCTTGCCGTACATGCTTCTGCAGCGCTTTCCATTTCCGTTTATCGTATTTTATTTTGACCTCAACACCCATTATAGAATCATCCTCGAATGGACCAAAATCGTTTGATTGAATAAAGGAATTCTGCTTATAGGTTTATTAATTTGAATCTGATCCTGGCGTAAGCGTACTAAATTTATTCCCAGATTAGGAATACTCTTATAATCAAAGACGGTTTGTGCAACAACTGCCTCCGCAACATCTGGGTAGAGGGCTTGAAAGTTTTCCAAATCCTCAGCCATTCCCCCGGTATACGTGATCTTAAAAACCTTTGTTCCGACGGCAAACGGTTTGAGCAATTCAATTACACCTTTGTTATAATCGATGTAATAATCTGCAGTGTCCACCTCAGTTTCCGCACCCCATGCCCTGTCAGCATCATAATACAAATTAAGGTCCGCAGGCGCGTTGATAGGCCAACCAAACAAATACAGGTACTGAGTAAATTCCTCACAATCAAAATATTCCGTTCTATCTTTTTCCTCAGTCCCGCGACCAGCCACTTCCTGGAAGGTGTTTGACACACCAGCAATAATCCCATCGATAAGATCATCATATTTCGTTTCTTGCGCCGGTATTTCCAGAAGTACTTTTACTTCAGCTTTATCCGCTAACAGCATTTCTAATGCCATGATTATCTCCTATACGCAATTATAATAATATGGAGGCGACACCAGATAGGGGCGCCTCCATATCTTTCATCACGTGTTTAGTTTATTGTACCGGCATATCCTTAGGATCGCCGAGAGATGCGACCGCTCCAACGTATGCGCCGGAAGATGTATTAGTTGAAACTACCTTCAGGCGACAATATCTTTTGCGCAGAATAAGCTCTACGCTTACCAGCTTGTTATCATCTGTATCGGCAACCCAATTTGGCAATGTTCCGAGAATATCGGTTGCAGATACCTCGGCTTCATCAGACATATTAGACGCATCGCCATGGAAGAGTTTAAATTCGTAATCTCCATCCGTGACTATCCCGGTAAAGATATTGAAGAGAACCCGTCCAGCATTCTGGCAATCGAGTGTATCACCAACGGTAGTAGTATCAGTTGTAATATTACTTATGATCTTACTACTATCTAAAGCCGGAAGAGGCTTCATGTCTTTATAAAAAGATCCAACTAAAATCATAGTTTACTATCTCCTTTCTAATGTGTCATGCCCTAGGCCGCACATTTGTATTTTTTGATTGCAGGAGCGAGCACGACTTTCCCGCCGACACGAAGCCGCCCGGAGAAACGAACTAACCCGTTTTGATCTAATGAGCTATCGGTAATCCGTTTGATTCCAATACGAACCCGAAGCCCAACAGTGTAGCCCTTCTTAAAATCACCGATGATTATCGGATAAGCGTTGGCAGCAATGTCGGCCATGTCTTCGCTCGCAACATACCGTTTACCGCAAATCGTGTTAGGTGTTTCACCGAAACCCGGAGCCCAGATATAAGCGTTGGTGGTACTGTTTTTCAATTGACGAATAGCAGATACAGTGCTGAGATTCATAAGAAGTTGTGCATTAGGTTGGTGCTGAATTTTTAATCCGGCGACACAAAGACCAATAATGGTATCAGCTGCAATATTATCCGCAACACCACTATTTAATGTTGCAATGTCTGCATTAGTGAGAAGACCCTCTAACTGCAACGGCCCTTCACCGCTGATGAATTCCGCTCCGAGTTTTGCGTTGAATGCGTCGGTAAACTCTTCACGGATTTCAGCCTCGAGGTTAAACATCGTATCTTCCAAATCCATCTCGGTAACGTCGAGGTAGCAGTACATTTCTGGAAGAGGCATTGTAACCAACCCGTAGGTCAATCCTTCAGTTGCAGTTTTTGCTTCCTGCTCGCCGCGCCGCTTTGCTGTTATAGTTCCCGTTTTCTTTGGAACGTCGATTTGATTTGCACTTGTAGTTCGCACTTTAGCCACCTGCATTACCGGGGTGACTTCCCGCATTTCCTTTATGATTTCATTGACCAATTCAGGGGTGCCGAGGTATCCACCTGTTTCCGGGTCTCCGTATGAAAGAGCTTTCTCTTCCATTGTTACTCTACCAGGAAACTGCAGAGCTTTCCACGTGTTAGCTGCTTTCTCCTCGGCCTGTGAATCAACAGCCATATTGTAGAGCTCTGGAACAACAAAATTCTTTTTCTCTGCGCGTGCGCCATTGCTTCCGCTGCGCTGTAGACGTGCTTCAAAGTCTTTTAGCTTTTTATCCATTGCCTCGTCCACAGCTTTTTTCTCCTCGATAGCCTTTGTCGCCGTCTGGATTGTAGTCTCAAGCTCTGCGAACTTTATTTCCATTTTCTCCACTTTTTCCTTAGTCTGGGAGGAAAGCTCCTTACCGTCCTTAAGATCGGTGCTTATAGAGCTTTTATATTCCTCCCAAAGCTTCGCTTGCTCAGAAAAAGCTTCTTTTAGTTTAACTTCCCATTCCATTTTGTTTATTCCTCCTATCGATTTTTTGTTGCATATTTCTGGAGAAAAGTTTACGGGTTTCTCCAGGCTATCCGAGTCGGATTCTATATCCGAGTGGCACCTTATCCAGGGGACTACGCAGTCGAGCCCGGATTAAAATTCTTTATTTCCTCTATTGAATCGGCCATAGCAAATTGAACCGTTCCGATTATCTCATGGAATTTAAGATCGGGATGTTCTTCAATCCATGCCTTCGCTTTATCCAAATTCCATCCAGCCTTCTTTTGAAATCGCAAGGCTTGAATCGCGGTTGCCCCTGTTCCCTTAAGCGGCCCGCCGAGAGCTCGTATTGAATCCTCCTTAAGCCACCATGCACGGATGCGTGTGAAATCATCTGGATTACGTTTGCGATACCTTATTTCAGTCCAACCTTCTTCGTCTTCCCATATTTTTTTCTCAAACATTTCCTCCGTCAATCTAGCAAACATCGCGGAAAATTGATCCTCGAATTTAACCGAGGTAACTAGTGCATCTGGGTGGCATATCATATTCCTCGGGCCGAGCGTAATTTCACCAACGGCGACTTCTACAAGTTTGCGAAACTTACCTTCGTATGTTTTTTTAATTGGTCGAAATGCAAAGCTCATTCCATTTATTATTTTGGCCTTCATCAGTTTATATGCGTCTTCAGCATTGCTTACACCTTTAATCAGATGCCCAGGATTAACCAGCAATCCTTTAGAATCTTCCTGAACATTCGCTTCCCCTATGATCATTTTCCTATCGTGCATCCAGCACAATGGAAACTTACCTTCATGATGATCGATAGTGCGCTTGAATGCTCCGGGCAACACAATATCTGATATTTTATCAGGGATATTAAAAATAGAAGCATATCCTTTAAACTCGTATCTATCTGACTGCTCCTCAAGTGTTTTAACCTCAAATGGTACCTGAGTAAAGTTTTCCCATTCCATAATTTACCTCCTTGCCGCTCTGTATTGCAACCCACACCTACATCCTGGAAAACGGGGCGGGGCTTCATGTCCACTCGCGAATGGATCATTCAAAGAAATCCATCCATCGCTTTCGTTTTCTTGACATCCCAGGCTTACTCTATTATCCCCAACTGTGCTCCATCTCTTTTCAGTGTCAGCCGATTGCTCGCCCGCAGTAATACGCTCTCGCATACTCGCCATTTGTGCTCTATTAACAGCATTGGACATTTCTGTTCTTGCTATCAATTGCGCCCGGTAATTTAATTTCTTCTGGTATAAGCGTTCAATCAATATTGATGCTCGTTCTTCGCCATAAAGTTTAATAAGCACAGCCGACTGTTTTTGTAATGCGGTAATCTGTTTAGGTTGTAATCCTATAGACTTTTTTAATTCGCGTTTTAGCTTTCCCCAAGAACCTGTACTATACGTATTAAGCGTCGCTGCAGTCGCTTCGGCCGCAACATTTGCCAATTCATGCCCCACATAAAAACCCCTTTCCAAAATAAAATCATCGTAAAATTCAGTTGCCGTTTGTTTTATTTCTATCAACTCGATTGCTCGTATCCACGCATACCTCCAAATTTTATCCAAACCCTCAAACCATTTTATATATTCATTTTCCCATCTATCTATCAGTTCCGCCGGAATACTTCCATTGTCTCTTATAACCACGTAAGGTAATCCACGCCGTTGCTGCTCCCACAACTGGAGGAGAGTTGCGCGTACTGACCATTCTCCGCGATTCATGATTCGTAGTAATTGTTTATTCGCCGTCGGCATCGATTGTCTCCGTTCCAATATTAAACGGTGCAGCGCCGAGCGTTGCTACCTCTTTTGTTACGGTCAATACATCCGCCATAGGGTCGTCAGATAATGAATATTTTAAATCCCGGCGCGCTTCATTGCGTGTTATTATTCCACGGTCAACTAACTCACTAGCACGTTTTGCTATGTCGTCCTGGTCTTCTTGCAATGCTTTTATACGCTCGCGCCGTATATCAATTAATTCATTTTCAATTAACCCAACAATCTTCCAATTACTCAATTCGTCCGCGAGATATTCGAGCAATGGAAGAATGGCATTTGTGTATAGCACACGCTGTGCAACCTCGAAATTCTCATAAGTCTTTTGCGCACCAATCAACTCAGGAGGCACAGCAAATACGTTAGCTATTCTCACATCTGTTTTATCTAATGCGTTTAACCAATCTAAATCGTGTGGGTTCCACCCATAAGATTTCATCATAAGGCCCGGAATCTTTAAAATGGGAACTCTACCCGCATTAGATGCGCCGGCATATTCCGTTTTGAGGGAACGCTTTATATCTGTAACATGAGTATCACTTAATGTCATTTCACTTTTACTATCCAATCCCACGTAGAACGGAGACTTAACACTACTTCTCAATAAACTTAGATTCCACTTCAATCCATCGTTCTGAATATCCACTTCCTGAGCAGCAGCTTTCAACGGTGACATTGGATTACGAAAATCCCGTGGATTCGGAAGCCAGCAATACAGTACCTGCTCTGTAGATAAATTACGTGTCTCAATATCGTTTGACCATGTAAAATGAGAAATCTCACCATACGTTGTTGTGCTCCAAACCGGCTCTATTTGATAATTAGGAATCGGCCATATTTCGCAAAGTTCCCCACTGCTTTCCAAAACATTACCAAATAGAAACGCCTCTCCACCTAAAAGAAAACTCATGGCCCAATATTTCAACATTGCAGAACGGCCCATTAATGGATTAGGACGCTTGAGCAATTCGATAAAGGGATGTTTCGGAACTATCTCCAAACCATCATCTTCTTCTTGAAATACGCCGAATAAAACACTTGATGCAGGTTTGGCAATAACATCAATACATCGATAAACAGTGGCGCAATGCTCGTACCCTTCTTTTGAAAGAGACAGATAATTGTCTGTTGACCAATCAACAGAATCCCAAGATGAACGCAACCCACCATCTATGTCGATGGTTTTTAACAGCCACTGTCCTAATCGTTCTCTTAATGACATAAGATTTATCCCTTATATTTTTTCATAGTTTTCTTGGAATGCTTTATCGGACAACATTTGCATAGAGTTATCCGGATCAACTACCAACCAATCGTGTTTCTTC